TTATCGATTCGCGATTCACGGTTTCTATCGACGAATATGTCACGTCAGCTGTGCTTAGTGGATTCGCGGAACTACTTAATGCATTATTCGTTATCGATTCGCGATTCACGGTTTCATTATGACGTAATATTGTGAAAACGTTATTCGATACGTTTTCACCAAATGATTCACGAATCGATTCAGTTAAATCCTTATCATAAAGTTTCTTGTATTCCGTTCGTATTGTTTCATATTCACCGGACGTCATATTCTTCACAACAGCGTATAAATCGGATTCTGATTCTTTTATGTTGAATAAACCATCACCAACGATATCACGCATCATCGCTACTTTGCTCAATCCATTATACTTACGATCAATGGTTTCTATCGACGAATATGACACGTCAGCTGTGCTTAGTGGATTCGATATATCGGAACCACTTAATGTATTATTCGTTATCTGTGTTTGAATTCTCGATTGTAATTGTTCATACTGACGCGACGACAATTCACTCTTTAAATAATCCTCCATTGTATCGATTTTTCCAAATAAACGATTACGATTATAATCTGGAAGAACCGATGATTCAAACGACGACTTTATCGCATTATAATCATTCACCGTTTTTACATTGCGAAACGCGTATAGGATAGCACTCTCATCAGTACCAATACCTTCTGACGCTTTATGTATTAACGTTGAATTTGACGTTTGACCGTATTTGTCTAATACATATTCCTGATCAACAGTCCGTATCTCGCGATTTCCTGTTATGATATCCGATATATTAGTTACAGTATTTACTGCAGCATCTTTAACAGATTCAGCGATTAATATTGGTATACGTACACCAAGCTCTTTGATTAATTGTGGAATGTATGATTTTAATTTACTCATGTCTCCTAGAAAGAACCAATTATATATACCACTTATAAGCGTTTCTATTTTAAGAATTCGAAACACATCATCACCTAATATAATACCAGTGATTAATCCGGCAGCGCCGCCACCTAGGTTTCCTAATACTGGGACGACGGTCCCAGCAGCAGCGAATAATGCCATGACTAAGAATGGTGCACCAAATATGCGAATGATGTTATTGATTTGCTCGCGATTTCGTTCATGCCATTCTTCTTCGGTGATTGAACCTAATATTTTCATCTGTAATGCATTAATCATTGCGCGAAATGCTTCAACGATAAGAATCCACTTAACGAATTTCTTTGCGACAGATCGTAATCGTGATGCAAACCAAGACCCGAGACCTGATGTCCATTTCGCTAATCGTGCCATCATAGTATCTGTTGATCCTGATAGCATTAGAAAGAACGAATTCGCTCTATTTAGAAATGGCATATATTTTGCGAATCGGCTGTTTGCTAATGATATCTTCGAAGTAAGATTCATTGTATTTTGGATTGCGAGTGGTGTACTAGGAAACAATCCACGAATCGTTCCTCCAGTTGATACTCTCGAGAAACCGCCGGGCAATTTACCAAAACTAACAGCCACGCGAGCAACTGTTGTTTGTATATGTTCAAATGTATTAGTGATATCGGATAGCGTCGTGCCTTTCGGTAACACATCGTTTATCTTATCAAGAATAAATGCTGTACTGAATAGAAACCCAGACGGCAAGAATGGTGTTAATATAGCAAGTAACCCGTCCCTCGTTTTACTAGCAACATTACCAATTTTACCGAGTACATCATTCATCACTTGCTTACGTTCGATATGCGCTTCATCTTTGTCACGCATTATCTCGAGTTTTTCTCTTCTCTCGTTATCAATTGACTTCTTAGCTGATTCTGCTAAATTAGAACTGGCTGTTCCTAGCGCATTAAAGAATGGTGTTACTTGTATAGGTACTAATGCTGTCTGATTTAAATCGTCGCTATCATGATTTTCTTCATTTGAACTTAGATTCTCAACATACCATTCATGTTTATTCGTAACATGCACTTCATCGCTAATCGTTTTTGCGAAATTATATAAACTAGCTGGCAATATGTCATCAACTGGGTTAGCAACTTCAACGTTCTTCTCCTGTTCAATTATATGAACATTCGGTTTGCTCGTATCATCACCATCCTTCCCTAGGGAAGATATTGCGGCGATTGCTGTTGCAATGAATTTTAGCATATTACTTTACCTTATTATTTTCTTGTTCAATCATCTCACAGAATAAATCGCGTTCAAATGGTATCATATTCTCGATTTCCATGAGTGAGTAATTGTATTCCTGAGTTAATTTGAAGTTTAGTTGATAAAAACTAAACAAATCGGTGTAACTCAGTATAACGTAAAAAAATCGTCGAGGTTCCGGAAGTATACTTTCTTCTCTACATTTAACGAATTTTTATATGTCACAACATGTTCGATTTTAGGCGACGCATCAAAGAACTTCTGTATCGCCTCGAAGGTTGCGTGATTTAGCGAATCAATAAAGTCCTCTTTTTCTTTATTCGTTGAAGACTTCCATGGGTATACGTTCTCTTCATCGAATACACACTCAATGCAATTTACTATAAGCTGCATCGCGACATCTTTCGGGTCATTCATTTTTTTTAATGATTCACTAATACCTGCATTTGGATGAAATAGCTTCATACTATATCGATCGTCAATCTTAATAATACCATCATGCGGTTTATTTGGAAAAATAACATTCACACTATTTAAATCTAATTCGAGATCGTATTCCTTCTCATCGTCAGAATCATTTACATGAAAGTGTACAATATTATCGACAGACTTCGCTCTTAATTGTATGAAGATATATTCCATGTCATATAATGGTATCAAGTTTACGTCAAAGTCTTCGCTCTGAATACAGTTCGTGATGATTTGTTTAATCGCACGTAACATATCAGCTCGATCACTCGATTCGCGAGCCATTAATAGAATCTTTTCTTCCTTCACAAGAAAAGGACGATATGTTAATGTCTTCTGTGTAGATGGTTGTGTTAATTCGAATGTCGGTGCTACGATTACAGGTAATGACATAATTTACTCCATGTTATTCGATTGTGAAATATTCGTAACGATATGTTACTGGTATTTTCGTTATTTGATCTGTTGATTCCCACGCCATTTGAATTTGATCATATGATATTGGATATACACCAGTTAAGCGATATGTTTTTATCTTTGTTCCTGATTGTTCATATATATTAATAACCATGTCGCGCGTGTATTCTTCATAATACGCTGGTGCATATTTAAAATCGCCCTTTAAGTCTACAACTTCATTAACCCAATCATACAGTATTTGTATGATGACACCCTGGTCATCAACAGTATGTGTTGCGATAATTTCTTGTGGGTTCGACCCATACGGAATCGTATAAGTTAAACCGTTACTGTATTGACGATAGTTATCAGCTGTTAGAAATGCCGCACCGGGTAATGCGATTCCTTCTGTTCTTAATCGTATTGAATTTAATGCGTTAAGTGATCCAATGTTAGATGAACCCGGTGGCAGAATGAATACCTCGAACGAATGTGGTCTTAGAAACCCACGTACACTGGATTTGAATGATGATACGTTAAATGTCATTTATTTTCCCAATATGATTCTTTTCGATTCGTTCCAAACATTCTGTTTATTGTCTTTTACGAATCGTTCTGTTGGTAACATCAACGCAATGTCCCATTCATTATATGGAATATACAGAAACCGAGATCGTCGATGTTGATTTAAATACTGTTTGATACATGGTCTGAAATAGCGAAACCTGCTAGCGCTATTTAATAGTTCATATGTTAATTTCAATTTTTTCGATTTGCGTATGTTATCTATTCGCTCAATTGAATATAGTGCATCCATTAATCGTGCACGAAATAAAGGCGGTAAGTAGTGTAAATTCATACCGAGAAATCCATCTTTCTTTCGATCAATTACGAATATTAATGGAAATCGATCATAATAAGGGAGTGTCTTTTTATGTTTTGGGTCGTAGAAGAACATGAACATGCGACCAATATCCGAATTACTCAATCTACTATACATATTCGCGCTTTCTCTCATCAACTTCGTATTATTTACTGAAGTGATTTGTGATGCACGATCGCGGAGCCAATCACGCGCGTCAATCGTACCAGGAGTTATACCAGCCTGCATTCCTTCTTTCGAAATCCGTTGAAAAATATATGTTGTCATTATCTCTTCTTAATACCTAGTTCATATTCAGTTAGTATTCTGAAATTCCATCTTCGTTCTTCACACCATTTACTTGCGGCTGCCCACTTATCATTATTAATAACCCATGTTTTTACTTCATATAAATATCGTTTTGACATCTTGGTCTGCATTTTTGGCTGCAGTGTTTCGTGCGATGGTTTAACCTCGATTACATCAATCTCGATTCCACCGTCTACAGTTTTCTTCTCAACCCAGAAGTCCGGGAAATAACGATGTATCTTACCATCAATTGACGAGCGGTATGGAATAAAAAATTCTTCTGATGACCAACGTAATATATTCGTCTGTGAATCGCAGAACGACATAAACTTCAGTTCGTAACTAGAGCGATACACGATTCTAGTTGGATCTCCTTTATATTTATGCGGGTTCTTTGGCTTAAAAAATCCTTTCATATTATTCCGTTATAAATAATAGTAATCATTATATTTATAGGTATCGTATGGCACGGAGTCGAAACTCGTTAACTGAAGTCAGTGCAAGCAGCGCACAGATGAAAAGTTCACACACAATACTAGAACGATCACAACTCGATACTCTTCGTCAGACTTCGGGAAGTCTTGGATATGGTGCAGGTAAAATTAATAGCGATGTAACAGGATCGCATAAAAATCAATCAAACACATCACGTGCAAAGTTAGACATTGGCGGTTTAGTTTCAGAAAATTTATTTGCGGCGGGGCATACAATGAAAACTGTGTCTACTCTGTTATCTAGAATCGCAGGTTCAATCGACAATCGAAAACCATTACATCGTAATATGCCAGAGAATAAGAGTGATTTATCACTAACAGCTGTTCGAGTTCCAAACGCGTTTCGTAAAACACCAAACGAAGAAATTCGTGATAAAAGACGTGAATTACTTGGTATGAACGACGAAGGTTATGAAGGATTGAAATTCCCATTGGACTTAGAGGAAAAGGCATTCTCATATATTAAGCTAAGCTTCTTTAATTATCGACGACCATCATCAACCGTCGCTGGCGATCTTACGCGGGATGCAACATACATATACTTACCACTACCAGAAGATATGGTTCAAGATTTCTCAGTACGATATAATCAACAAGACATTGGTGGTATACGACAGATCGCAGATACACCAACTGCACGTCAAATTATCAGCGGCATTAATGCGGGGCAATCACTAGAACAGATAGGTTCGACGATTGATATGAAAACTATATTAAATGACGCAACTGATACTGCTAAGAACTTAGCATTTCGTGCTTTAGCAACAACAAACATCGGTGGGCTGATTGGGCAGGAAGTTGGTATGATTCCGAATCCGCATCCAACTGTATTTCTTGACGGTGTGGATCTACGTCAGTTCGATTTTGTATGGAAGCTTATACCAAAATCGAAACGTGAAGCAGAAATGATTCATCGCATTATTAAAACGCTTAAGAAGAAATGTTTGCCTAAGAAAGACGGCTCCTATCTAACATACCCGGCGTTAGTACAGCCAACGATTCAAGGTAACGACGAGCATGTTGATGATTATAAGAAATGTCTAATATCGAAAATCAACATCAATTATAATGGTGAAGGAACATCGGCATTCTTTCGCGATGGACGTCCAGTTTCAATTATTCTTACATTAGGATTTCAAGAAGCTGAACTATATCTTGAAGATGCCCCGAGCCCGAGAGAGTCGGTATAATGTCAAGACAGAATAGATACTTCGAAAAGTTTCCCTTCGTCGATTATAAAAGTACGCCCGCAATTGATATTACTAAGAGAGTTGCATTTAATTCTCGTGTTAAGAATTTTGTCACTGCCTTCTATACATACACATTGCGATACGACGATCGTATTGAAAACTTAGCATTCAACTATTATGATGATGTCGATTTTGATTGGATCATATATCACGCGAACGATATCATTGACCCGTATTATCAAGTTCCACTCGACTACGATTCATTTGAAGAATATATAAAAAACAAATATGGATCAGTGCGTAATGCTAAACGTAAAACGATTCACTATAAAAACAATTATGTTGGTGACGATTCTGTATTATCAACATCAGCATATGAAGCACAACCGGGATCACGAAAGAAATATTGGCAGCCGGTGTTAAGCGTTGTTGGTATTGCGGGTTATGAACGAACACAAGAAAGCTATATTGCATCTACAAACAAGATCATATCATTTGACATCACAAATGTTAATGGCGATTTTAAAGAAGGTGAAGTCATTGAATCGACATCAAACAATTCAGTGTTCGCTGAAATCACTTCATATACGAATACATCGATTATAGTACAGCACATAAACGGCGACTTTTCAAGTAACACAAACTTCACAATTCGTGGTGAAGAATCGAGCGCAAATGCAACAGTTATTGTGTCGACGACAAAAACATTGATCAATGTTATACCAACAGACGAACAAGTATATTTTTCACCGGTTTCATGCTTTGATTTTGAAGAACAGCAGAATGAAAATAGACGTGAAATTTATTTAGTCGACGAATCATATACGCCAAAGTTAAATAAACAACTAAGAGATACTCTAAAATAATATGAGTAATATACCATATGATGTATCAGATGTCATAATTGCAAATGACGAAATTATGTTAAGCAAATTCTCAGGTGGTGAGGCTCGTAACATTTACAACTTAGTTACACAGATATATTTACATGAATCATTGACGAATGCAACGCTATCAGCTGACATATACTTAGCTGAAGGCGTCGAACTCATTAACAATTTCCCAATGAATGGGGAAGAGTTCATCGAGTTTTCATTTCAAACACCATTAAGAAAAGAAATATCAGTTAAGCTGTTTGTTGAATCAATTGATAATCAGATTACTGCGGACAATTCTCTTATTAAATCATATGTTCTTCGTTGTGTAACCGAAGATTACCTCAAGAATAGCTTTCATTTGTTTTCACGCCGCTTCACGAATATGAACTATGATGCCGCGATCGCCGGCATTATGAATGAAGAACTCAAGACAAATAAGTCAGTTGAAATTGAAACGACTAAAGGTAAGTTTGATTATGTAGTGAATGCGGTGCGGCCGTTACAAGTAATCGATCTCGTACGTGAGCGTGCAGTATCAGGTGAAAGAAACGAATCATCACTCTTTTTCTTCTATGAAGACAATGAACAATATCGATTTTTAACACTTGAAAAGTTAATTGAAGATCGTAAAGAAAAATCCAAACGCCCTGATTATATTTTCGTTTATGATACCGCGAATCGAGCATCACCTTATGATAAGGTGATCAACTATCGAAACATATTAAGCTACAGAACAATAAACCAAGGAACGACGATTGAAAAAGTAAAGCGCGGTAGAATGAGAAATCAGATTCGTGAGTTTGATATTCGTACTGGTACATATTACTCGAAAAAGGAATACATCAACTTAGTCGATAATCCTAAATTTAAAAAGATCGATGAATCGTGGTTTGATTTCAACAGTGATGTTTTTAATGGTTACGTTACTGAATTTCCAGCAGTAAGTGAAATGGTCGTAAAGGATAGCACTAGGCCAGAAATGGAACACAATAAAACAATTCATATGAAGAGACCATTTGCTGATAAGTTACAGCAATATTCAGTTCATCTTCGTACATACGGCGATACCGATATATTACTGGGTGATACAATACGTTTATCGATACCTGAAATTACTGGTACGTCTATTGCACCACCCGAACAAGAAATCTTTGCGCAGAATTATATCATATTCAGTCAAACACATAAGTTAGAAAAAAGACAGAATGATGGGAGGTTCTCGTATTATATGAATCTCGATTTGAGAAAACCAAACCTACAAGGAAAGGGTATTGCGTAATGTCATATTATAAATTCGGAGATAATTTCAAGTGGTTCGTTGCACGTATATCAAATATCATGGACCCAGAATATTTGGGCCGTGTACAAATTCGTGTCTTGCACGATCAGACGGGCGAATTAGGTAAAAAGAAATCCACTCATGGTGTAGTGAACGAAGATCTATTATGGGCATGGCCCTTGAGTGGAATACAATCATCGAGTTTAAATTGGAGAAAACTAACAGAGGAAAATGCTGGTTTAGAGGAATTTAATACACCAGATTGGATTGACGCAGTTGGAATATCACCAACAGGTATTGCCGTTGGTACGTATGTATTTGGTTTTTATCTTGATGCATTCGAGGAAAATATACCGATCATATTTGGTACGTATCATAAAATGTCAATATATCCTGAGCCACCATCGGACGATCCTAATGTTACTTCGATGTTACAATTAGAAGAACCGGAAGAACCAAAATTCCACAGTGATGTCGCTGCTCTCGCGCGTGGATTCGCGATTGACGAAGAAGGTAATCGCTCAAGTGGACAGACATTACCCAAGAAATATGAAAGCGGCGAAATAGTCACCGAACCATTCACCGCATATGATGTAACATATCCTTATAACTTAACATATACGACAAAATCTGGTCATGCAATCGAGCTTGACGATACACCAGGACACGAACGAATTCATGTTTGGCATAAATCAGGTTCATATGAAGAAATTAATGAAGATGGCCGGCGTGTAGTTAAAACGGTTAACGATTCGTATAATATCGTAAACAAGAATCATAATGAATATATTCAAGGAAATTGGAATCTTGAAATCAAGGGACATGCAAAGATACTCACAAAAGGCGGTCTTTCAATTGCTGCACCCGGTGGCGTAACAATTACAGATGGTAGTTTATATGTCGAGGGTTCTTTAGGTACTAAGAAAGGTGCAACCGGATCATTCATAACGCTGTCTGGGCAGATCGTAACTGTTCAAGACGGTATAGTCACAAACATATATTAAGGTTCATTGTATGTCATTACAAGGTACACTCATAATAAATCAGCAACAGATAGATGATCTAACTAAACAGATCAATAATGCAACAGATTGTGCAGCATTATCACTTATATTTGAAAGCTATCTCAACGCGATTGAAGATATTATACGAGCAAAGATACAGACACAGGGTGACATACTTGAAAATATAATGCCGCTATTGAACCTGCCGAAGCCATCACCAAGACAAATTCTCAAATATATTAAGAAATTCGTTGGTGGTATGATCATGCCACAGCTTGAAGCACTGATTAATCTAGTCATTCAACTCGTGTCGTTTATTAATTCTCTACAAGCGTTAAGTAATGCAATTATAGGTGCACAAGATCGATTGGAGCGATGTATTGAATTTGGTATTATGGGTCAATTACGTTATCGTGTTGAAGTACAGATCAATAATTTAACACAGCCGATCGATGATGCTTTAACACGTATTGAATTAGCACAGATGCAGCTAGAAGTTCTTTTAGAGAATCCTTTGAATCAGCGCATCGTAACCGATACACTAGAGAATTTTCTAACAAGTGCACAGAGCGCATTCCCAGCAATTGAACAGCAAGTAAACGATTTCGCCAAGAGTGATTTTGAAGAGGAAGTGTTCTTTAGTGGTAATGTGGTACTAGGAGATACGTCATCTCTCGTAATTTCGGACGGGGTAATCGTCGGTGTTGCCGCTAACACAGGATAAATAACGTATGAGCGCAAGAAAAGTAAAAGATGAAGATCGATATAAGCAAACCGGGTCTAATTATCAGATCTATAGCGATTTCGATCAGTCATTTCTACCACACCCGTTCACCGGGCAAATTACACGCAGAACAAACGTCGATGCTGTAAAGATGTCAATTCGTAATCTTATTCTTACAAATAAATATGAACGATTACGAAATCCGGAATTTGGTGGTAATGTTCGACGATACTTGTTTGAAAATTTCTCGACGACTATTGGTGGTGAAATTGAAGATCAAATACGTTCAATTATAACGAACTATGAACCACGCGCGCGAGTGCTTGACGTAACAGTAACATCCGACGAAAACAATAACACCCTCGATGTTACTATTGTGTTCAGTGTTATAACTTCGCAGAATCGTCAAGAAATCAATCTAACATTATATAGAGTCAGATAATGTCAATAAATTCAAGTAAAGATTTAACTACATTAGATTTCGATTCGATTAAGTCGAATCTAAAAGAGTATCTTAAGTCACAGGACATCTTTCGTGACTACGATTTCGATGCATCGAATATCAATGTCTTGCTCGACGTATTATCATATAATACGAATCTAAATGCATTCTATTTAAACATGATTGCGAATGAAATGTTTCTTGACACTGCATTACTTCGTGATTCAATCATCTCGCATGCAAAAGAGCTCAACTATCTACCACGATCATTTCGCTCAGCAACCGCGAATGTCAATATTCGAATTCTCGGTAGTAACGCTGCATCATTAGTAATTCCACGAGGTACATCATTTACTGGAACTTCTGGAAATCGCAATTTTACATTCACAACAAACGAAAACATAATCACTGAATCGAATGGTTCGGAATTTATTGCGCGCGATGTCATCTTATATGAAGGCGATTATACGCGGGATTCATATACAGTAGATTCATCAAACGAATCACGATATCTAATAACAAACCGAACCGTTGATACGAACAGCATTATCGTATCAGTGATTGAAGATAATGGTGAAACGGTTTTATCATATTCACCATCACGAACGTTATTTGAATTAGATAGTACGTCACAAGTATTCTTTATTCAGCCGGCGGAAAATGAAACATATGAGATTGTGTTTGGCGATGGTGTTATTGGTCGAAAACCAAAAGATCGATCAATTGTCGTAATTGAATATCGAGTATGTAACGGCGAATTGCCGAACGGAATCGGCCGTTTTGTTGCTGACGATACAATTGGTGATTCTACGAGTGTGCTCCTATCAACAAATGCTAAATCGGCTGGTGGTTCGATTCCGGAAAGTCTGTCGTCGATTAAATTAAATGCACCGCGAGCATTCACTACACAAGAACGCGTTGTGACAGGCGCAGACTACGAAACACTATTAACAAATAACTTCTCGGAAATAAATGCAGTTAGTGCGTATGGCGGTGAAGAAGCAAACCCACCACAATATGGCAAAGTTATTGTTGCGATTGATCTTAAGACGACTGATCAAATACCGGCATCACGTAGAACCGTATATCGAAATTTTCTAAAGCGAAGAAGCCCACTTTCAATCGATCCGGTGTTTGTGAATCCCGAGTTCACATATGTAAAGGTCAAATCATTAGTTAAGTATAACATTAATGAAACCGCATTGAGCGCAAATGATATACGAACGATCATAACATCAACAATTCAAAACTATAATGTCGTTAATCTAAACGGATTCAATAAGACTCTATATTACAGTAATCTTGTATCACTGATCGACAGCGCACAAAAGTCGATTATTAGTAATGATACAGAATTGTTCGCTGTTAAATTATTCGATCCGATCGTCGGCACACCAATGAATTATGATATTGATTTTGGTATGACACTACAAGATATTATTGGCCAATTAGCAACTGTTCGTCCGTCGAATGAAATTTCCATTATCCGTTCAACGCCGTTTCTATTCAATGGTGTCGAATGTTTTCTTGAAGACGATGGCGATGGCATTGTGCGAATTATGACAAATCAGGAATCAGCGACAAGCATTATACGTAACGTCGGCGTCGTTGATTATGCGAGTGGTTTAGTTCAACTTGAAAATTTCAATCCACAGAATCTATTAAGTGGTACTTCAGTTGAATTAACGGCACGAACACTCGAAAAGGATATTACATCACAGAGACGAACAATATTAAGCATCCGCGATAATGATATTAATGTAAGTGTTTCACAGGTTCGTAGTCAATGATACCATTTGAGAAAAACATTGCGCCGTTAATCGAGCAACAGTTTCCTTCATTCTATCGTGAAGAGTCGCCATTATTCATTGCATTTACAAAAGCATACTATGAATGGATGAGCAATAATTTTCAGGAATTGATTCTCGAAGATGCGACAAATTTCAACGTAGGCGATACAATTACGCAAAACGAAACTGTCGGTAAGATTGTTTCTGTAAAGAATAATTCAATCTTCATCGAGAACAATGAATTCAGTTTTTTCGACTGTAATCGATTCTGCAATAATAACACGAGATTAACATCAAGCAGTGGTGGGGCGTCACTTGTTCTTGGCGAAAAGAAATCAAACCCGTTGTATTTCGCACGTAGACTATCTGAAATAAGAGACATTGATACAACTCTCGACACATTCATTCTTCAATTTAAGAAACAGTTTTTGCCTAATATACAGTTCACAACTGTATCAAACAAAGAATTGTTTATTAAGAATTCACTTGATTTCTATCGCGCAAAAGGAACTGAGCGTGCAGTTGATCTATTCTTCAAACTCATTTATGGATTTGAAGCTAATGTATATTATCCAGGCGATGATTTATTTCGCCCATCGGATAACGAATGGGTAAATGTAAGATATCTTGAAATACAGCCGAATGAAACGAACATCAGTTTCGTTGGGCAGGTTATATATGGTACCTTAAGTGGTGCAACTGCTTACGCCGAGCGTTTGATCCGAGTTAAAAAAGGTGCTCACTTCATCACGGTACTTTTCATATCGAATGTTGATGGCGTTTTTAGAACGGGCGAACAAATTGAAACTCGTGATCTATCAACAAACGTCACAACGAAAATCAATGGATCATTGACGTTTCTTGAAGTGATGACATCTGATTCAGGTTTCATTGTTGGCGAAGATGTCAAAATAACCAACGGTACTGGTCGCGATGGTCGAGCGCGCATATCAGATGTGCGTGAAACACAAGGTAGTATTGATTTTGAATTATTAAGTGGTGGGTGGGGTTATACATCCAATGCGCAAGTTTTAAGTTCAGACCGAATGCTTCGCGTTAATGACATCACAAACGAAAACACTGAATTCTATTTTCTAAATGATATAGCTGAACAATTTGAAACAATTCGTCAAGATTTAATTGAAGTTGAAGTCGCTAACGATGTTTTCTCGGTTGGCGAATCGGTTGAACTCAAAGATCCATTTGATGAAGTGGTTGTGAGTGGAACGATTCTAACCGTTGATAATACAACACCGAGTAACACAATCCTAATCATAAATTATTTCACCGATGTACCATTGGGCGGAAACGTACTAGATCTCGTGCCTTATGATGAGTTATCGCTTGAGCCTTTTCCACTTACACTTGATTCAATCGTCGTGATTGAATCAAACTCCGTGTCATCGAACACAATCGCGGTAATTGATGTTTCGGCGACAGCAAACGTAATAGGAACAAATCGCACTGTTGAAATTACATATGATAGTAATAATGACATATTATCGACTGGCGATCTTGTTGCTCAAGATGCGACGATTAATGGAGTACTTCGCGAAATTGCGAATGGTGTAGTTGTCGTGACAACACAAAATGCAAATTTAACATATACGAGCACGATCGAATATAATACTGGTTTCTTTAGATCGAATTTAGACATTCGACGAACAAACGACTCAGCGAATATCAACCCAATTTCATTCGCAAATACTCTCGTTGGTGTCGTGAATCCTATCAATACGTTCTATAATAGTGCAACGATATACGGCATTAATTCTGGTTTATCTGGTATATTGTCAGGTAACTTTACATATGAAAATGAAGCAAATATTCGAATCACTGGATATTCTGACGTCACAACTCTTGAGTATGCATATAGTAATGACATAATCAATACTGTTGATTTAGGGCAAACGATTAATACGACAGATTATAATCTGTCGTTGAGTTCATCAGCTGGATACGCAAACATTATTGCAGATGCAACACCATTCACGAATCTATCGATCGGATCGGTGTCGTTAATCGCAGAAACGAGTCTAGGTGAAGGGTACCCGGTTGATCCAATCTACATCATATACGAACCAAAAACCTTTCATCTCGAAAGATATGATTATGAAATTCAATATGATGGGCCATCTACGTATCGTAAAGATGAAACCGTTATTGGTGTTACATCTAATGCGAAAGCGCGTATATATGAAATCGATTTTATACGTAAAACATTATATGCAACGAGAATATCAGTTGCATCAAACGGGTCAAGTGAAGAAGATCTTCTTATTGGCGAAATATTACAAGGACAGGGCACCGGTACGACAACTACAATCGTAGATGTAAAAGAGAGACGCCGACACGCGCGCACTGGTCTTAATGCGATCATACAGAGTGACGCACAATCTGGTCAAGGATTTGCGACTCATTTCAATATTGTTGATTCTGGTTACGGCTACGTAAATGGCGAAATTGTAACACTTTCATCAATCAATGATTCAAGTAAAACGATAACAGCCCGAGTATATCTTGGTACAGCGGGTATTGGTGAAGGTTATCATCTAAATCGTAAGTCGTTCTTAAGTTCCGATAAGTTCATACAGGATAGCGATTACTATCAAGAATATTCGTATGAGATTTTAACTGCATTACCGTTTGAATTATATAAAGAAACATTAGTAAAGGTACTGCATGTAGCTGGTACAAAACCATTTGGTTCTTATGTAAGTACTTCACAGTCCGAAATGAGCATATCGATCGATTCGGACATAGAACAATCAAATGAACCAGAAGTTGAAGAATTCTCGGTGATAAGCATCACACCAAATACTGGTAGTGCAATAGGTGGTACCGATGTTGCAATATTAGGAACCGGGTTTGATCTAATGACACCAGTTACGATAACTTTCGGAATACAATCACCACTCGACGATCCGATCGTCGTAAACACAACAACAATTAACGCAACTACACCATTCAATGAAGCAGGTGTTGTAACCGTAACAGTTACACAAGGTAATAATGTAGGTACGCTAATTGATGGTTTTACTTATGTCTAATAAATAACTAATAAGATATCAGAGGAATAAGATGGCAATTCCAACAATTATAAAATCAACGGACGTGGGTGCACCAACACTGGATGGTGATAATGGGTCGATGTACAATGTTCTTAAGTGGGCGTTACCTCAGTTAGGTTGGACAATCGAGCATGATGATAGCGCCAACTCAGTCATCGCATTTCGTAACAATGCAAACACCGGAACGGGTACATATTTTGAAGTCATTGATAATTCATCATTAACATTTAACTCAAACGGTTCTATTTGTTCGTTGCGCGCATATGAAAATATGACCGCGCCGTTAACTGGTGACATGGTCATTGGTAATCCGTTTGGAATGGAAATCGGTTTCATTAAGAGCACTCGTGTTGGTGCAAACAGTGCAGATCCAGTCGATTATCAGATTATCGGAACCGACAAGCAATTCTATATTATAAACTCTGCGAACGTATTG